GAGAATCTAACGGTACCGACTCAGCAAGACGTGGCTCAATTAATTCAATTGTCAGCAACCTTAAAGGTAGAGAGCTTGATTCCAGTTATGGCTGCGCTTACTACCCGTGGGTACAGATTGCTGATACAAGAACAAAACAAAGATTGTATGTTCCACCATCAGTTATCGCACTCGGAGTTTTTGCTAGCTCTCAGGCTGCATCCGATGTATGGTTCGCACCGGCAGGATTTGTACGCGGCGGCTTAGGTAGCCAAGGCATGGACCCCGGCGCCGCAGGCTTGAAAGTCCTTAACGTTAAGGATCGAATTGTATCCAGCGACCGAGACTTGCTATACGAACACTCTGTCAACCCGATTGCTAAATTCCCATCAGAGGGGATCGTGGTGTTCGGCCAGAAGACCCTTCAAGCATTACCCTCAGCATTAGACCGAATTAATGTTAGAAGACTGCTCTTACACGTTAAGAAAGAGATATCTATCATCTCTTCACAGACGTTATTTCAACCCAATGTTAAAGCAACATGGCTTAGTTTCTCTGGCAGAGCAAACAGGTTCTTGGCCTCTGTACAGGCTCGCTTTGGATTGACAGATTATTTAGTCCAACTTGATGAAACAACCACAACAGACGACCTTATTGATAGAAACATTTTATATGCCAGAATATTCTTGAAGCCTGCAAGGGCAATTGAATTTATTGCAATTGATTTTGTCATAACAAGAAGTGGAGCTTCTTTCACTGATTAGAGATAAAAAGAAATGAGTGAACTATATATTTTAGACCCATCAAAGGAAACAACATAAATGGCAGAAAATAAAGATTTTTGGAGATCAGCGGCAATTGAACCTAAGCGTGGCTATAGGTGGTATATTACGTTTGATCAGTTAGGTGATGCAGGGAGAAGCGAAGCCAATGCAAACGGTGACGCCTCAACATGGGGCGGTGGAGCCCTTCAGTATGCATGCAAGCGTGTAGATAAGCCAGGAATCTCTGTCTCTGAGACCGAGCACACATATTTAAATCACAAATTTTACTACCCAGGTCGTGTTGACTGGAGCGAAGTAAGTGTGTCGTTCGTAGATGTTGTTGGTTCGAACGGCGCCGCAGATGTAATGTTATCATTGCTTAACAACGCGGGCTATTCTGTACCTACTGCTGCAGATCAGGAGAATTCAAACTTGCACACTCTAGGCAAGCACTCAATGAATGCACAAATTGGCGATGTTACAATTACACAAGTTAATGCTGCCGGAGAAGACATCGAAGAATGGATTCTAAGAAATGCGTTCATCAAGAGCGTCAGGCTTTCTGGGCTAGACTACGGCAGCGAAGACATGGCCACTGTTGATATCAGCATTAGATATGACTGGGCAACCTATAGTAGACCCTCAACCGCTGCCCCAGAAGGAGATTCTACCGCCAAATCCGATCTCGCCGGCAAAGTGCTTTTCGGCACAACTAACACCACGGGAACCTCCTCCACATAATCAAATAAAATAAACATTTAACAATTAAGATTAAATTAACTATAATTAAAGAGCTATTCAACAAAGAGGTGTAAATGGCTAGAAATAACAGTTCGCGGACTTCGGCACCAGAGCCAGAACAGCCCGCAGTAGCGGCAGCACAGGCCGCAGCCACACAAGAACAAGAAAAGTCTGGGCTTTCATATGTAGTGCCGACCGAGTTTGCTACGCTTCCAAGTCGCGGCCGCTATTACCCTGAAGAACACCCCCTCCACAATAAGGAGGTGGTTGAGATCCGACACATGACGGCAAAGGATGAGGATATTCTTACATCCCGTGCTTTAATAAAAAATGGTCTGGCCATCGAAAGACTTTTACAAAATTTAATCGTTGATCGTTCGATTGATCCAAACTCTCTTTTAGTTGGTGACAAAAACGCAGTGCTGGTCGAGGCCAGGATTCATGCATATACGGCAGACTATGAAACGCGCGTTACGTGTCCAGCTTGCGCAGCAAATCAGACAAACAATTTTGATTTACGCGAGGTACAACATATTCATGGTGATAACTGGGGAGATCTTGAGATCGAAGGACCGGATGATAAGTCACACTTTATCATTACTTTGCCAAAAACAAAGGCAAAGGTTGAGGTGAAGCTTTTAAATGGCTATGATGAAAAGATGGTGATGAAGATTATTGAAAACCGGCGCGCCAATAGGCTAGCCGAGGCACCAGTCACTTCTCAAATTAAGACTTTTATTGTTTCAATCAACGGCTATACAAATCGTTCAGAAATTGGCAGGTTTGTTGATAATATGCCAACGCTAGACTCACATCACTTGAGGGTGTGTTATAATAAGCTTGTACCAAACATTGATATGACTCTGCCCCTCGTATGCGGCGAGTGCGGGACGGAATCTCGACTGGAGGTGCCGTTTACGGCGGACTTTTTTTGGCCTAACAGATGAATATATGGCCAGCGTTTATGAACAGTTCTTCATTTTAAAGCATCATGGCAACTGGAGCTTTTTCGAAGCCTACAATTTGCCAATTGGTTTAAGAAAGTGGTTTGTCGAAAGGCTCTCTAAGCACTTCGAAGAAGAGCGGGAACGTGCACGCCAAGCTGATGCTGAGGCAAGAAGTAAATCAAGAAGTAGCCGTTAACGGTGATAGACAAGCTGGATTTATCCAGCTTTTCTTTTTATTATAACTAATTATTTTTGGAGTTGTATCAATCGCTATGCAAGTTATCAAAGAAGACAAAATTTCTGACACCATTATTGATTTAAACGCTAAGAACACCGGCGCGATTAATGAAGCCGGGTTTTTAGGAATGTTCGGATGGGCAGTCGAGTCTATTTTGAGCAATATGTTCTCCGGGGGTACCATACCAGTATCGGTGAAGGGCAGCCCTGCTCAAATTAGTTCATTTGGTCGCACCCTTGCAGGCGAAAAAAGATACTTAGAAGCTTGGAAGAATTATGGCTTAAACGATCCCCGCACATATAGGGAAAGAGCTAAGCTACAGGACTCTATAAACAAGTTTGAAAGACTCACAGGGCTTGACTGGCCATTTGAATAAGGAAACAGTATAAATGTCTAGTGGCGGTGGCCCTCCAACTCCGGGTGATGTTCAAGTATCACAACAGCTTAGAGATCTATTAAAAGAGATCCAAGTTGAATCTGAAGAAGCAGCGAAGGCTTATTCAAAGCTCGGCGCCGCCGTGGCCGGCACTTCCAGGCAGCTTACATATGAAAACCAGGCACTAACTGCTTTAATTAAGGGTAAAGAGGCTGAAGTTCAGCTAATATCAAAACAGATTGAGGCCAATCAAGGCAACACGCAAGCAATTGCCAGCCTAAATGCAGAACTACAGAGAGCCGCCAATGATCTTGATAACTATGGCCGCCAATTAGAGAATGCCAGAACGTTAAATGCCGCAGCCTCAGATGGATTCAACAAGATCTCTCGGACACTTGGCATTGCATCCGACTCGACGTCTAATTTCTTGTTTCAACTGGCAGCTCTTGCCGGCAAAGCACGCTCTGCGACCGGCTCAATGCGCAAGGCTGAAGTAACCGTCAAAGCCGCCGGCATTGCTTTCAACACGGCCGCGGCATATATCGAACAAGGGTTTCTAGTGGCCATTGGAAAAGCTTGGCAGCAAATGCTGGCCATAGATCAGGCGGCAGTCAACTTTTCTAGAACAATGGGTATGACATCCGCCCAGTTACAACAGTATACGAAGGATATTAACAAAATTTATCGCGCTAACCTCCAGGCCGGCGTAAGCATTGACAAGATTGGGCAATCGTATACAACGCTTTACGGTACTATGACCGAGTTTTCATCGATGAGTAATGTCACACAACGAAATCTGGCTGAAACCGCATCATTGTTAGAACGCTCAGGGGTATCTGTCGACAGTCTCGCACAGAGCGGGCAGGTGCTCAATAAGGTTTTGGGCATGACTGGCCAGGAGGTTGCACAGTCTCAGCGAGAACTGTTCGCGTTTGCCTCTGCACTTGGCCGCCCGCCGGCTGTGGTTCAGCAAGAGTATGCCGAGATGTCAATGGACATGGCAATCTATGGCGGCAAGATGGAGCAAACATTCAGGGAACTGCAAACCGTAGTGAAGGATACTGGTTTAAGCATGAATCAGCTTATGGCTGTTACTGGCCAGTTTGACACTTTTGACGGCGCCGCCCAAGCTGCTGGTCGATTAAACGCTGTGCTAGGGCGAGACTTATTTAACTCA